TAAATAGTTATAGCGAAAGGAGAATGAATTGTGATTAAAAACATAGATGTTTCAAAAATCCATCCGCATTACAATAATCCTCGAAAAGAGCTTGGAGACCTCAGCGAGCTCGCAGAAAGTATAAGAAAAACTGGGATACTGCAGAACTTAACTGTTGTGCCCTGGTTCTCCGACATTACCAAATCAGGAGCGGATGATCCGGTCAAACAAGAAGAAATGGGTTATATTGCTGTTATTGGTCATCGGCGCCTTGCTGCTGCTAAACTTGCTGGTTTGAAAGAAGTGCCGTGCGTTATATCGGATATGAGCTATAGCGAACAAATTGCGACAATGCTTCTGGAAAATATGCAGCGTAATGATTTAACTTTGTATGAGCAGGCTGAAGGGTTTCAGATGATGCTGGATCTTGGTGAGAGTGTAGGAGATATTTCAGAAAAGACCGGACTTTCAACGACTACCGTTCGGCGTAGAGTAAAACTTTTGGATCTCGATAAAGAAAAGTTTCGGCAATCAGTTGAGCGTGGGGCAACCTTAAGCGATTACATTGAGTTGGAGAAAATAGAAGATGTTGATCTGAAAAACAGTGTGCTCGAAGCTATTGGTACAGCTGATTTCAAATGGAAATTGCAGAGCGCGATTGATAAAGAGCAAGCAAATAAAAAGAGGCGTATTATAATCGCCGAGGTGGAGAAATTCGCAACAAGAATTACAGATACGGAAAACTTTGATTACGTTACCAGTTACTATACGTCAAGCGTAAAAAAAGATGGAAAATTTGTTGAAAACAAGCCAGACGATGCAGATACAGTAGAATACTTTTTTACCGTAGGTACATCGGATTACGTGGGCGTGACGTTATATAAAAAGGCTGATGATTCACAGGATGATGCTGAAGCCGATAAAGATCGTGAGTACAGGGAAAGAGAAGAACGCCGTAATGCTTTAGAGACAATATCTAAGCAGGCGTATCAACTTAGGCGTAATTTTATTAAAGAAATGTCAAATTCAGCAGCCAAAAAGAACCTGCATGTGATTATTAAATATTATTTTGCTCCTTTGGTTGAGGGATTTTATCCTATGAGGCCGGACTGGGATGACTATATTGATTTTATAACTCCTGGAATCAACGATAAAGCAGCTGAAAAGCAACTAATTTCTGACCATATTGCTGATGAACCGGAAGTCATGCTTTTAGTAAATGTATATTTAACACTTGATGGTAAGCATAATGGTTATTTTGATTGGAATGGCCGATATCGTAACAATGAAGCGCTGAATAGAACCTATGAGTTTTTAGAAAAATTGGGTTACGAAATATCCGAAGAAGAATTGGCGCTAAAAAATGGTACGCATGAACTTTTTGCACCGGTAGGCGGTAAAGAAAAATGATTGCTAATTTTAGAATGATCGTCTGCCGGGAATGCGGTGAGCAAATTTTCTTTATTCGTACTCAAAGCGGTGCAAAAATGCCGGTCAATAAAGACCAGGTTGGATATACTCTTGGCGGAAAAGAACGTATTGTAACGCCTAATGGTGAGATCCTTGCGGTTACAATTACAGATCATCCTGAATCAGGACTTGGCTATGTACCGCATTGGAGTACCTGCAGTGGAGCAAACAGAGCCCGAAAAGTATCACCGGTAGCGAAGTCTAAAAAGAAAAACGTTCCGGAAGAAAGCTTATTTTGACCGAGGAGAGATAATGATGGAAAAACTTACTGCAAATGTTATAAAAAAATATATAGTAGATAAAAACCAACCAGTTATTGCAGCTGATTTTAAAGCCAAAGGCAGAGAATTGGTTGAACGATTTGGAGTTACAGTTCCTGAAGCTATCGACATTCTTAACAATAGGAATATTCTAGAAATATTATGTAAATACGAAGATGCGGTGGGATGAGCTGCCGGCACACCTGTTGTCGAGAGTACGCGCCGATAGTGCAATGAAATTAGATGTCCCAAAAACTGCCCCCATATCCAAATACCATAACAAAACAACAGAAGTGGACGGCATACTATTTGACAGCCAAAAAGAAGCCGACTACTATACCAATCTGCTTTGGTTAAAGAGATCGGGGGCGGTAACTGGTATCGAACTACAGCCAGAATTTGTTTTACAGCCTGGATATGAGCGCGAAGGTAAAAAGATAAGGCCAATTATATATCGGGCTGATTTCAAAGTTACGGAAGCCAGCGGCCACGTTTATTACGTCGACACGAAAGGGATGCGGACGCAGGTATATTTGTTGAAGAAAAAGATGCTACTATATAAATTTCCGGATATTGATTTTCGGGAAGCATAAACGGAGGACGGTAGTCGTGCGAAAAGAAACAAGAAAATATTTATGTGCGGAACTGCGCGACTACCAGCAATCCGTTAATGAGCTGCTGCGGCTCCGGAATCGAATGGAAATGCTGCAGTATCCGGCTTATCGAGCTGACTGCGGTAGTAAAAAAGCAGCTTACATTGAGACCAGGATTGCTATGCTGCAGGAAATTGTCGGAGCAATTGATTCACTACGGAGAGAGCTTTCGGAAGATGACGAGAAGTTGCTGCAGTTAAAGTTTTGGGCACCACGGCCGCGTATGACTGATAACCAGATTGCAAAAGAAATGGGACTCAGTCGTTCTCAGTTTTACCGGCGGCTGAATTGTATATGTTTGGAGCTGGGGCATAAGCTTGGTACCGATTTATGATTGTTTAATTAACAGGTTATTAAATCTTGATTGATTTAATAGCCTGTTTTTTTATTACTATGGTTTTGAGGTGATAAAAATGTCGGACATAAAAATTATGTGTTCTTATGGCAAGCTCGTGGATCCGTATGAACTTATTGAAAATCCCAAGAATCCGAATCGGCATCCAGAGAAACAAATTGAGATATTGGCCAAGTTGATAAAATCACAAGGATTCAGACGGCCGATTGTGGTCAGCAATAGATCGGGATTCGTTACAGTCGGCCATGGTCGGCTGCTGGCAGCGAAATATTTGGAAATGGAAACTGTGCCGGTAGATTACCAGGACTATGAAAGCGAAGCCAAGGAATGGGCTGATATGGTTGCTGATAATAAAGTGGCCGAGTTTGCGGAATTCGATAACAGTGTTTTATCGGATATGCTTCAGGACTTGGATGATTTTGACGAAGAACTTTTCGGCATGGCGCAGGATGACATTGATAAAATTATGGGTCGTGTCGAACGGGCAGTACAGCAAAATAATACGCAGGAAATCGACATTGGTAAATTTGATGACGAGAAATTTGAACATACTTGCCCCAGGTGCGGGTTTAAATTTTGATCATGGCAGAGTTTTCTTATAAATGGGATCTGGCAAACATAGTCCAGGATAAAAAACATATCAAAGTTTTTAGCTGTTTTTCCTGCGGTGGCGGTTCTACTATGGGATATAAAAGAGCTGGTTTTGATGTCATTGGAAATGTTGAGATTGATCCTAAAATAAATGCAATGTATGTGAAAAATCACCAACCAAAGTTTAATTACTGTATGGACCTGCGCGATTTCAATAAACTGAAGGAGCTTCCTGAAGAACTTTTTTCTTTAGACATTTTGGATGGTTCTCCGCCGTGCAGCACGTTTTCTATGGCTGGGTTGCGAGAACGGGCATGGAATAAGGAAAAAGTATTTAGGGAAGGCCAGAAGCGTCAGAGATTGGATGACTTGTTTTTTGTATTTTTAGAAACTGTGGCAAAGCTGAAGCCTAAAATTGTTATTGCTGAAAATGTCATGGGTATAGTCAAGGGCAATGCGAAAGGTTATGTCAATGAAATAATTGCCGAATTTCACAAAATAGGATATCGTGTGCAGCTGTTTCAATTAGATGCTGCGTTTATGGATGTTCCGAGCAAACGGGAACGAGTATTTTTTATTGCAACTAATCAGGCCCATAAACCGCTTGTATTAAATTTTAATAGGCCAAAGGTATACTTTGCTGAGGTGCGGAGCAAAGATGGCATAGCGACCAAATATGGCACAAAAACGAGTAGGTTATTAAAGCAACGTCAGCCATCTGATCACAGTTTAGGCGATATAAATAAAAGGCTTTATGGCCACAATATAAGCTTCAATGATTATATCGTTCAAGATGACCGAATTTGCAACACTATAATTTCCTCTGGGATGTTTTTCCGGATGTATGACGGCAAGCGATTTAGCAGTAGTGATTTTATAAATTGCCAAACGTTCCCACAGGATTATGATTTTGATGGCATGAACGTGCAGTATGTTTGCGGAATGAGTGTGCCACCGAATATGATGGCACATATTGCGACAGAAATTTATGAGCAATGGCTGAAGGAGTAAATAAAAATGGCTGATGTAAAAATATGTTGCAGCTATACTGAATTGGTTAATACTGATAAATTAGTTGCGCATCCTAAAAATCCGAATAAACATCCGGAGCGGCAAATTATTATTTTAGGTAAGATTATAGAAAATCAGGGGTTTCGGCGTCCAATCGTAGTTAGCAGAAGATCAGGATATGTGATTGTAGGGCATGGGCGTTTAGCAGCAGCTCAGTATCTTGGTATGGAAATGGTACCAGTGGATTATCAAGATTATGAGAATGAGGCGGCAGAGTATGCTGACATGGTTGCTGACAATAAAATAGCAGAGCTGTCTGAATTTGATAAGGAAGCATTTAAAGATATATTGGCGGAGATGGATGCTGAATTCGATTATTCTTTATTCGGCTGCCGTGATAATGAAATAGACGGACTGCTTGCCGAAATAGGTCAAGATGGAATCGTCGAAGATAATATCAATATTGAAAGCGCTATTGCTGAAGCTAGGAATAATACCAGAGTAAGTTATGGTGAAATATGGGAGCTGGGATCTCACCGGTTATTTTGTGGAGATAGTACCAATTTGAGAGACGTTACGTTGCTAATGGATGGTAAATTGGCCGATATGGTATTTACAGATCCGCCGTACAATGTAAATTATACTGGCGCTACTAAGGAAAAATTGAAGATAAAAAATGACAAAATGGATAATCAAAGTTTTGGTATTTTCCTTGATAAAGTTATGCATTGCTGTTTTGAAAGCATGAAGCCTGGGGCGGGGATATATGTTTGCTATGCTGACGGTGCGAGTAATGAATTTCGAAGAGCATTTACAGGAAGCGGATTAAGTCTAAAGCAATGTTTAATTTGGCTGAAGAATGTATTTACTCTTGGCCGAAATGATTATCAATGGCGGCATGAACCAATTTTATATGGGCATAAACCAGGAGCTGCCCATAAATTTTACGGCGGACGGAAGCAGGGGACTGTAATTGATGATTTACCAATAACTGTGGAGCAATCTGAAAGTGGCTTTGTTATACACATACTGAATGGAATTACCGATATTGCAATTAAGGTACCGAGCTATGAATTGGTGGATCTAAATAATATATCTACTATATGGCGAGTAAACAAACCTCTGCGCAATGATGTGCATCCAACTATGAAACCGATTGCTCTATGTGCTAAGGCTATTGTTAATAGTAGTAAAGCAGGTGGAATTGTTCTTGATTTATTTGGTGGCAGCGGAAGCACACTCATTGCGG